TCGTGCGTGTCCTTGTTGGGGCTGTAGGTGCTGGTGACCAGCATGGCCTTGAACGTGTCCGAGTCGAAGTCGATCAGACCACGCGCCATGTCGTCCACGGCGGAGTTGTAGACGAGCGAAGCCATAGAACCAACGAGTCGTCAGCCGATCCTAGAACGCGACTGCAGCGCCGGCCACAAGGGTGGCGCCGATGATCTCAGCCATGCCAGTTGCTGATGCACCGGCGGCACCAGCGCTGAGCGCTGCAGTGACGGTGCCCTGGAATGCAGGACCGCCAGCCATGCCGCTGATCAGTCCGACAGTTGCCACCATGTCGGCTCCCGCCACCTGCCTGTCTGGCCCTTGAGCTGAACCAGGCGCAAAGAACACAGGAAGGCTGACGGCCATTGCGGACGTGGTGACGCTGGCCTTGCCGCCGATCATCGCCAGCGTGATCTTGATTGCAGCACCAATAGCCAGAATGTCTTCGGCGGTCTCCAGCTCTAGGGTGATGTTGATCAGTCCACCGGTGAGTTGCTGTTCGATAGGTGGGCCGGAATAACGCCAGCGCTTTGCCTCTGAGACAATGCCCATGCTGCCGTGGCCTCGCATCACGGGTTCGCTGAGCAGGAACGATTCAGTGCTGCCGGACTGGGTGCGCCAATGGTCGCGGATCAGCTTCGCTTCTGCAGCTGTGAGGTAGTTGTACGCCAGCCGCAGCCGATAGCCGAAAGGCTTGGGGGCATGTAGGAATAACACCGGATCAGCGGCGAAGATTCCTTGCGTGGCGATGGGATAGACGCCATGCGAATAGGAGCGCGTCTCTGGCTCTAAGTCTGGGAATGTGGCCATGATCAGGATGCAGTGGCTGCGCCAGCAGCCAGGGTGACATTGACTGTGCGCTGAGCGCCAGCAGGACCGGCGCCTTGTGATGCGATGGTGATGGGCACTGTTGCCAACTGGGCACCAGGACCACCGCCTGGCACAGAGATCAGATTGATCTGCATGGTTGCTGTTGGTCCGCAGTGATCCTCAATCTGAGGCGGGCCCGCATATCTCCACAAACCGAACGGATCAATCTCAAGCTGATTGAATCCAGAGAAAACTGCAGCCGATAAGGCAAAGGGAACGAAAGAACCAAGCTGACCGTGGTAGTGCATCTCAACGGCTATGCGATCAGCTTCGCTGACGCGAACGAAGGTCAGCGCCAATGATCCGCCGAGAACAGCGCTTGAGTGCCTGATTCTGCTTTGCTCACCGGACATTGAACTGAACGGCGTGTAAGGGTAAAACCCCGGAGTGAATGAACGAGTGCTGGGCGCCAGTGAAGGGAAGTCAGCCATGGTCAGGGATGCCTGAAGTTTCTGAAGATTACTTGGCCGCCAACGCTTGCACCGTACACATAGACGATGACACCTTCACTTGATGAGGTCATCGTTCGCGACCACTCAGCTTTGCCACTTCCATCTAGGGTGATGTAGTCGTAAACATCCTCAGAACCTGAATATGTGGTCACAAACAAAATAGTGCCAGTGAACGCCGTGGCTTCTATTGTCATTTCATACAAGCCCGGCTCAACGGCAAACGAGAAAGTGTAACTGGACTCTTGCGGATATTGCGGGCAACCGGGGGGAGCCATGATTGAAAGCTTCAGAGCGCGTGGCGTTTGATCTTGCCAAGCAAGCCAAGGCGTGATCTCATACAGCTTTTTGCTTACATTGACTCCATAATCATCGCAAGCGCTACCAGTGTATCTACTGAACGCCCAATCGTAGTCACCCTCGAAACCATTGGCGTCTTGGTCTTCCGCCGCTATTGCATCAAATTGAGCAACGCCACTATTGAGAATCTCGACACTGGAGAAGCCGCCGCCAATTGGGTTCGTGATCTCGATCGGCATCCGATAATACGCTGCAACATCTGGATCTGGGAAATCAGATTCGCTATATGGAACTCGAATCTCGCCTTGGAATATCTCGTTTGACTGCGGTCGTGAGTCGGCGTCTTCTTCAGCGATGATAGTTGCTGTTACGTTGAGGCTTGGCAACGACTGAACGTTGACAGGCTTGTTCTTGTCATCGTAAGCCTGAACGGTTCCACTCTTGAGTGTCGCCACCAGTGGGCCCACACCACCTAGCTCTGGCGGCTGTGCTCCAAGACCAGTAGGAGTTCCTCGAACCTTGATCACCAGTTCCAAGTCTTCCCATGTCACACTGTAGATATACAGGCTGATCGGTGGCCACAGATTGATCAGCGGTTCTTCCGTTGGTCGTTGCTCGCCTGAGATGATCCATGAGATCGGCGGATCAATAGTTCCTGCTGATTGACCCGTCTCGGCTGGCACAGATGTATCTGTGCTCCGTCCTTCGTCGATGTCACAGCTGACACCAGTGCGATTGCTTGTCAGCAGTATTCCGGTGCCAACCGTTTCAACGACTGCCTTTGCCACCAGGCTGCACCCCGCTTCATCGACAGGGAAATGCACCAGCTGCATTGACACATCACCAACCGCCGTCTTGGTGATGCGATCGACTTGATACAGATAGTTAAAATAATCAGGCGCTCCAATGTTGTTTATTCGTTTCAATAGCAATTGCACAATGCTTCCCGGCACCAAGTCGGCGGGAAAGTCGATTGAACGGAACGAGGCGGACACTGTATGCGTGACATATTTCCGCCTAGCCCTTATGTATGCCGCGACTTTGACTGCGTGATCTTCTCGCGTTGCAAACTTAGAGAGATCATGCTGCTCATACGGTCCGTCTTCGGCTTCGCCAGCGATTCGCACTTCACTGGAGCGAATGATGCCGAGGTCATCATCCAGCTGCTGCCGCCAGATGGTACGCACAGCAAATGGCTTTCGGTCAGCTGTTGGGATGTAGCTGACCGTGAGCTGTTCAAGAAGGACGTGATCTTCAGTGAACGTGAAGACCGATTGCACTGGCGTGGTCTGGATTGTGCCGTCACTGTTGACAGGTAGCAATGGGCGCAATCCACGACGACCCGCAACCCTGGTTTCAGCCAGAAGAAAATATGGCGCCATCTTGGCGAGCATCTCTCCAAGGTTCTGGCTTTCGGTGATATTGATGTCGCAGTTGAATTGATTCACCGCCAAGAACCGAGCCGTGGACACCAGGCTGTCGTAATCAATTTGGCTCTCGTAAAGCTTGGCGCAATTCTTGAGCGACCAATACACTAGGTCTGCGAAATTGTTGCTAGATCCTACTGATCCCTGAAGAAGCCGAGGCACTCTCATGCCGTTGCGGATGAAGCAATGGACCTGACGATTCCACAAATCAGAGCCATCTGGAATAGTGTTCTCAAATGACAGCGTGGACATGCCCGTGTATGTGCCGACACTGCCGCAGTAATACGGGCATTCCGGTGGCGTATATCCTGCCTGCGTAGTAATGAAATTGCCAGGCGTCCACGTGCCAGCACGACGGTCATAGGTTTGGCTGTGCGAGCCAACTCGACAAGATCGCTGGAACACATCTCGAACTTCAATCGATCCGATGCGGCCTTCACTTAGCACCAGGTGATATGACGCCGTTACGGCATTGTTGACATCATTGCTGAATCGGGCTTCAGTGGCAGCTGGAGAGATCAGAACACCGCCAGTGCCAGCGCCTTCATCGCGCTTGCAAAACACGATCGGCACAGGTTCGCCAATGGCAGCAGCGCGCTGTTGGGTGTCGAGCTGGCTGTCGCCCTCTGCCGCACCTTCGGCCAATGGAGCTGAGACCATGCCGGCCTCAATGGCCATCATGGCCAGAGGATCGCTTGAGATCAGCATGCTCATAATCGGCAGCCCTTTCCTATCAGGTTAGTCGTGAGAGTGCGTGGCGGAATCTGCGCGCCAACAGGTGAAAGCGTAGACCCTAGATCAATGCGGATTCCGCTCAGCGTTGAAACAGCTCCGACGATCTCACCCGTAAAGGTCTCGATCAGGACCTGCTCAGCTTCTAGGCCTGGAGTGAATTGGTAGATTGACAGCCTCCAGAAATAGCCGAACGCAATGGAAGATTCAACTGCATCCACGACATCCTTTAATGCTGGCATGGTGATGCTGACGCCGGATTCATCGCCAGTCTGACCAGCTGTAATGCCAGACGCCTCAAAGGGAAGATACACCCAGTTCGCGCCGTTGTATTCAACCGTTCTGTATGCGTAATAGCTTTGCCACCGATGCAAGGTTGTGCCGCCAGTGGCGGTGTAAACCCTGAGGAACTGGCTCTGAGATGCAACAGTCATCGGATCCCCAGCGCGGCTCTACCGGATGGCGTGCGAATGCGCTGCAGAGTGGCTGCTTCAGTGGCGCGCATGGCTTGCTGCAGGTCAGCCATCGTTACCCAGCTTTGCCCATTCTGTTGAAGCACAGGTCCAGTGGTGATGTTGATTGTGCTGGGGCTCATGACAGCAGCGCCCCTGGCACCGCCAAGATAGGCGGCGGATGCGCTCGCCATCTTGGATTCTGGGATGATGTATTCACGCTCTCCACCTTCACCAACCATTGCCAAGGTGGGCCGATCAACCACACCGCCCTCGGCAAACTTCGGCACCGGAACGGTCGGCAGCATTGGCAGGTCTGGCATTGGTAGACCGTTGAACCCAGCGATCAGCTTATTCACAGCATCAATCGCGCCGTTGATCTGACCAAAGAAAAACTCGAAAAATGAATTGACTACTCCTCGCAAGCCGTTGACGATTCCATCCCAGACTCCCGTAATCAGTTCGCCTGCTTTCTCCCATGCGTCAGTGAAGAAACCTGCGGCAGTATTCCAGATGTCGCCGATCATCTTCACATAGGTTTCCCAGCCTTTGATGAACACGCTGCCGAACCAGGCGAGGAAATCAGTAATAGGTTTAACAATGTAGTTGCTCCACAGATCAAGCCAGAACTTGACATAGACGTTCATGTACCAATCGGCGATCTTCTGGAAGCCGCCGGTCAGGTTATCCCATGCCCAGGTCAGGAACTCCATGATCGGCTCTTGGAATGCAATGCACAAGGCCACAATCGCCGCGATCAGCAGCACGGTCAGACCGACCGGGCCAGTCACCACTGCCAGCAGGCCAGGGATCAGCGTGCCGGTGACGAACGTCAGGATGCCGCCGAGCGATGCCACGATCGCGGCCACTGCTGGGCCAATGGCAGCAGCCCAGCCTGCGATTGATGCAGCGATGCTGGTGCCAGCAAACAAGGCACCAAGGCCAGCGATTGCAGTGCCGATGGTAGAGATTGCGCTGACCACTCCACCAACCACCGTGACGATCACGCCGAAGCTGATCGCGAACAATCCTATTCCGACAATCACATTGCGAATACTGGGATCCAGTTTGTTGAACGCATCAACGATGACAGTAATTCCTTCGACCAGCTTCAACAATGAAGGCAGCAGGGCGATGGCAATGTCTGCGCCGAGCGCCCCAACCTTGCCGCCGAGTGCTGTCATCTTGTCCGAGTATTCATTCGCCTTCTCAGCAAATGCCGCGTTCATTTTTACGCTCATCTTGTCGATGGCATCGCCGCCCATGTTCAGCATGGGGATGAGTTCGGCACCAGCACGCCCGAATAGTTGCATGGCCAGCGCTGTTTTCTCTACGCCGTCTGGCATCGCCTTGAACTTCGTGGCGATGTTGAGCATCACCTGATCAGCTGTAAGCAACTTGCCGGACGCATCGGTTGCGCTGAGTCCCAATGCCTTGAGTGCATCGGCCGTTGGCCCTGTGCCACTCTGCGATGCTTCGATCATGCCCTTCGATAGC